GGTCACGCGGCGCGAATAAGAGGGATTGACCCGAAGGGCATATTCGAGCTAGAGCTTTTACTGTTCGGTCGATTTGTACGCGTGATTGCAGAAGCCTCCCACGTCTCGCAAGCGGTCCAGGCCAAGCCGGATAACTCCCGCAAGACGGTTCTAAATCCAGCCGGCCATTTGGCTTCGGCTGCCGCCGCATGAGCGGCAATCCCCATTCCAATTCGCCCGACGTATGGGCGTCTGGCCCCGGCGACGCCTTAGACCGGCGACGGCCGGGGCTCCCCCATTCCTATTCGCCCGGCTTCCTAAGCCGCTGTCGGTCGGATTCGCGGCCCCGCAAACCGTCCCCGCTTCCCCTGTCGCGGTGGCTGGGCGGGGCCGTGATAAACTTTAACAGGAGTTCTGATGCCTAAACATTTTGAAATGCTGCCGGTCACGTCCTCGTCGATCTCGGCGCTTGGTCATGACGCCGGCGCCGACGAACTGCATGTGCAGTTCAAAAACGGGACGCGCTACGTCTACTCGGGTGTCTCGGCCGAAAAGCACGCCTCGCTGCTCGGCGCGGAGAGCATCAGCAAGCACTTCGGCGCGCATATCCGCACCAAATATCCGGCGAGGAAGCTTTGATCGCGCTCTACGTGCTTTGCATCGCGGGTTATGGGATCGTCTGCGATGCGAGCTCACCTTACCCCTCGCTGGCGGCCTGTGAGTCCGCGCCGCAAATGGCTGGCTGGCACCCCGGCGCGAACCCGTTTTACTGCAAGGCGACTTGATGCTTACGTTCGTCGCCTTTTGGTTGGCCGGCAATGCGCTTTTCGTGGCGCTGGCATATCGGGCGAATAGGCGGGGAGGATCGAGCCAACGATCTGGCGCGGGTAGCTGATGGCTGGCCGGGGGCGTCCTAAATTCAAGCCCGAATATGTCGAGCAAGCGAAAAAGCTCTGCAAGCTCGGCGCGACCATCTTCGATATGGCGGACTTTTTCAGCGTCTCCGATGCTTCGATAAAGGATTGGATGGTCCGGTTCCCTGAGTTCGCGGCGGCCGTCAAGGTTGGCCGCGCGGCTCCCGATCAACGGGTTAAGCGAGCGCTTTACGAGCGCGCTGTTGGTTATTCGTTCATGTCGGAAAAGGTCTTCTGCTCCGAGGGGCAAATCGTGCGCGCGCCTTTTGTCGAGCATGTCCCGCCCGATGTTGGCGCGGCGCGGCTCTGGTTGATGAATCGGCTTCCTGATGAGTTCCGCGCCAAGGTGGAGCAAGAGTCGGGCGGCAATATCACAGTCGAGGTTGTCAATTTTGCGGGCGCCCTCGAAAGGCAAAAAGTCATCGACCACGGTTAGTCTGCCGCATAACTGGTGGCCGCGCGATTATCAGATTCCGCTGCTCGACTACATGGCGCGCGGCGGTAAACGCGCCCTCGGCGTGTGGCATAGGCGCTCGGGCAAGGACGAAGTCTGCCTCCATTGGGCCGCGATCTGCACGCAACAGCGCCCGGCGACCTACTGGCACATGCTCCCCGAGTATGCCCAAGGGCGCAAAGCCATCTGGGCGGCGGTCAACCCGCACACGGGAAAACGGCGCATAGATGAGGCGTTTCCCAAGGAACTGAGGGCTAACACGAATGAGCAAGAGATGTTCATTCGGTTCAAAAACGGCGCGACTTGGCAAGTTGTCGGCTCTGATAATTTCAATTCTACGGTGGGCAGTCCTCCTGCCGGTGTGGTGTTTTCTGAATGGGCATTATCTAATCCAGCGGCTTACGGATACCTGGCCCCGATTCTCGTCGAAAACGACGGGTGGGCCATGTTCATCACGACTTCGCGCGGCCGCAATCATTGCAAGTCGATGCTCGATATGGCGCGGACTCGCGACGATTGGTTTGCGGAGGTTCTTTCGGCCGACGATACGGGCGCTATTTCAAAGACCGCTATCGAGGTTCAACGGGTTGAATACGCCGGCATTTTCGGCCAGGAGGCGGCCGACTCCCTAATCGAGCAAGAGTATTATTGCTCGTTCGACGCAGCTGTTCTCGGCTCCTATTGGGGCAAGGAAATGCGGATAGCGGAGGCGCAAGGGCGCATCTGCCGCGTCCCGGTAAATCCTGATTTGCCGGTTCAAACGGCCTGGGACATAGGCGTTTCGGACGCCATGTCGCTTTGGTGTTTCCAGGTCTATCCCGACCATATTGATGTGGTCGATTATTACGAGAATTCCGGGCTCGGGTTCGACCATTATGCCGCGTGGCTCGATGCGCGCGGCTATCACGGGGTCGACCACGTTCCCCACGACGCAAAGGTGCGCGAGGCGGGAGCGCCTGGCGCTCGAACGCGAATTGAAACGCTGTTCTCGCTTGGCCGCAAACCAGAATTGGTTCCCGACCAGGGCTTGATGGACGGCATTAACGCGGGGCGTCTTACGCTGCCCTTCGCCCGTTTCGATTCCGTCCGCTGCGCAAAGGGGCTCGATTGCCTGCGCGAATACAAGGTGAAATGGGACGCCAAGGCGCGGGTTTTTCTCAAGACGCCGGATCACTCCTGGGCCTCGCATGGCGCGGACGCTTGGCGTTATCTCTCGCTCTGCTGGCGCGCTCCGATGCGCCCCCGCGATGAGCCCGCGCCTGAGTTGTTCCGGCAAATAACCGATCTGACTTTCGACGAATGGCGCTCGTTTGGCGTCGAAGACGAAAAGGCGGCGCGCGCGTGAGCGAAGAATTTCCCGGCAACGGAACCTTTGACGCGGCCTACTGGCGCGGCCGTCTGGTTTCGACGTTTGAGCAACGCAAGGCTGAGTGGCGGACGCGGGCCTACGGCGACGATCTGTCCCGCTTCGATCTCGACCCGGTGGAACGCGACGCGCTCGTGGCGCGGCTTGTGAAGCTGTCGGACGCGAACAAGGGCGGCTCGTCCGCGAGCGCGACTGCGTGGCTCTGCGGCTTGGTGCGGGCGGTCGAATACGGCGAGACTCACGCAAACGGGAAGGTTTTCAAATGAGCGGTCACGGTCACGTAATCCCAAACGCGGACGGATCAAAGGCGCGCTGCGGCGGTCCCGGCTTCTGCCCCGATTGCGCGGCCGAGCACTTGCGCGGGCTCTCTGTCCGGCCGGTCGCGGCTGTTGGTGAATTTCTCTCGATCGGCGACGGGGGCGACCGCGCCCTTGATCTGTTGCGAAAGGCTTTCCTGATCTTGCCGCCTAGCATCACTCGCGACGAAATTACCGCGTTCCTGGCGAGAGCTCCACGGTGAGCAATCAAGCGGCTGACGTTGACGACAAGGCCACGAAAGACACTCCCGGCGAGGGCGCGCGCTGGCTCGCGGAAATTGAGCGCGCGCAAGAGGCGCCGGCCATGCGCGAGTGGCGGCGCCGGTGTGGCGTCATCCGCGAGAATTACCTCTACACGAAAAGCCATGAGGCCAAGGCGCGACGCTATTCGATGCTTTGGTCGAATATCGAGACGCTTGAGCCGGCCGTCTATTCGCAGACTCCCAAGGCCGTCGTTCAACGGCGCTTTCGCGACGCGGACCCGATCGGGCGCGAGGCGTGCTCGGTGCTTGAGCGGGGGATCAATTTCCAGGTCGATCTAAACGATTTCAACGCGGGCTTTGAGCAAGTCCGCCACGACTATCTGCTGTATGCGCGCGGGCAGGCTCGCGCTTATTACGAGCCGGTCATGAAGGAAGCAGCCGAAGACACGGCGGACGAAGGCGCGGAGCTCGACGTTTCCGATATGCTCGGCCCGGACGTTGAGGCAATGGCGGGCGCTGGCGACGCGGCACCCGACGAAGGCGCGGAACCTTCCGCCCCCGACTCGGATGCGGCCAAGGCTCCCGGTGTCGTCGACTTCGAACACGTCAAAATGAAGTATGTCCACTCCGACGACTTCGCACATTCGACGGCCCGCATTTGGTCAGAGGTCGATTGGTGCGCCTTCCGGGCCTATCTATCGAAGGACGAATGGGACAAGCGCTTTCCAAAGCAAGCCGATGCCTTCTCCGCGAACGGCGCGACGGCGAAGACTGACAATCCCTCCGCGCAAGAGGCGCAAGAGGAAAAGGCCGCTGTTTGGGAGGTTTGGGACAAGTCCGGCAATCGCGTTTTGTGGGTTTCCACGGGTGTTGACGGCGTGCTCGATGAATCCGAGCCGTATCTCAAGCTCGAAGGCTTTTTCCCCTGTCCAGAGCCCGCTTATGGGACGCGGACGAATGACTCGCTGGCCCCGGTGCCGGATTTCATCTTTTATCAAGATCAATGCGACGAAATAGACGCTCTGACGAAGCGCATCGCGGCTCTGACGGACTCGCTCAAGCTCGTCGGCTTCTACCCTGGCGGCCCGCAAGGCGAGGGCTTCCCGGAGCTTGAGCTTGCGATAAAGCCCGGCGTCGAAAATAAAATGATCGCTGTCAAGTCTTGGTCGGCCTTCGTCGAAGGCGGCAAGGGTGGTGCGCCGATTGTGTGGCTGCCTGTCGAGCAAGTCCTAAAGATCGTCGAAGGCTGCGTGACGCTCCGCAAGCAACTGATTGAGGACGTTTATCAAATCTTCGGCATTTCCGACATTATGCGCGGCGAGGGCGAGGCGAACGAAACGGCCAAGGCTCAAGGTATTAAAGCGCAGTTCGGCTCGATGCGAATTCGCACGCGGCAAAAGGAGCTCTCCCGTTTCTGCCGCGATATGGTCCGGCTGGTGGGCGAGATTATCGCAACGCAATTCCAGCAAGAGACGCTGGCGAAGATGACCAACGTATCCCTTCCGACGCGGCAGGAAGTGGAGCAACAGTTTCAGCAAGCGATGGTCGAATACGCCAACGCTATGCAGCAATTCCAGCAAGCGGCCCAAGCCGCTGCGATGGCCCCTCCAGCGGCCCCCGGCGCTCCTGGTGCCGGCGGGCCTCCCCACGCGCTAAAGCCACCACAGCCACCGCCGCAGCCGCAACCCGGCCAGCCCGTGACGTGGGACGATGTGCTTGAGCTATTCAAGGACGGCGTGACGCGGCGCTTCCGGCTCGATGTTGAAGCCGACTCGACCATTTCTGGAGACGAAAGCCAAGAGCGCAGCGATCGGGCGCAATTTGTTGAAGCGGTGACGAACTTCGTCAAGGAATGGGCGCCGATACTCCAGGCGCAACCCGCGCTCCTGCCGGTGGCGAAGCAAATGCTGCTTTTCCTCGTTCGGGGCTTCCGTGGCGGGCGCGAGCTTGAGGAAACGCTCGAAGAGGCGTTTGATAAGCTCGAAGACATTGCCGGCCAGCCCCCGACGCCGCCCCCGGTTCCTCCTGTCGAGCAAGCGAAGCTGGCGGGGATCCAGGCCAAGGCCCAAGCCGAAGGGCAAAAGGCGCAGGTCGACCTGCAAGCCTCGCAAGTCGACGCGCAAGCCAAGGTCGCCGCGACACAAGCACAAGTCCAGTTGAAGCAGGCCGAAGCCGCCGCGCAAATGCAGCGGGACGAAACCGCGCATCAGCTCGAAACCGCGCGCCTCATGACGCAAATGCAACATGACCGCGAGCGGCACGGCATGGAGCAAGAGAAGCATCGGGCCGAAATGGCGCGGGCGGATCAATCTCACAAGCACGCAATGGAAGCCTCTGCGGCCGCCGCGAAGGCAAAAGCCTCAGCTCCGGCCGCCTCTAACCAATCGGACGCACGATGAAACGTATCGCTAGCGCGCTCGCGCTGCTTCTCGCCCTCGCCGTCCCGGCGTCGGCGGCGACGACTGTCTGTCTTGTCGACTTCAACAACCCAAGCCCTTATTGCCTGGGGGCGTCGGCGTCATCTCCGCTCTTTGCGGCGCTGGCGGACGGGTCGGGCCATGCTCTATCCAGCGATCTCTATGGCAGCGCCTATTATTTGCATGTTGATCCGTCAACCGCCGCGTCGGACGGCGCGACCTATGGCTCGGCCGCCGTTCCGCAAGTCAATGTCGGCGCCGGGAAGGGGTCGGATGGGCTTGTGCATCCTATCGCGATGGACGCGGGCGGGAACCAGTTTGTCAAATCTGGCATTTTCGCTTCCACGGGAGCTTCTCAGTTTGGCTTATCCGTCGCGACAGCAACCTCTCTCACCGTCCCCGGTGGTTCGCTTTTCGCGGAAATCTGTGTCGAGACGGCCAGCGTGCGTTATCGCGATGACGGGACGGCTCCGACCGCAACCGTTGGAATCCCGGTCGCGGTGTCCACCTGTTTCCAGTACGCCGGCCCCTTGGCTGCGGTCCAATTCATCGCGCAATCCGGCTCGCCAACGATTGACGTAAGCTATTACAAGTAATGGTGAACCACATGAAGCTCGCTCGGATAGCCCTCGCCGCCGCCCTGTTGTGCATCGGATCGTTTGCCTTTGCCCAACAGGCTCCCATTGCGCTCGGTCCAGTAGGCGCTGGCGCTCCCGCCATTTACGGCAATGTGCCAACAACCGTGCAGTTTATCGCCGGCTACGGCGCTATCACGACGGCGAGCACGGCCGCCAATTATTATTTCGGCTCGATGTTTATTTCCTCCAGCGAGGGACTCGCTACTCTGCTCTCTCCGCGACCGGGAACTTTCAAAAACTTCTACGCGGTCGTCAACTCGGCTCCGGGTGGCACGGCGACATTCGTTTTCACGCTGCGCGTTAATGGCGCAAGCCCGTCGAGCGGTCCGACTTGCACAATCACGGGCTCGGCCACGACGTGCAGCGATACGACTCACACGGCGACAATCACAGCCGGGCAAACATATGACGTGTTGCTCGCCACTTCGGCGGCGGCGGCCTCGACGATCCCGCTCGCATCCGTTGAATTCGACCAGTAACGCAAGAAAAACATCAAAATAGGGGGGGCGCTTGGCGCAATTACGTTCCTGCCGCGTCTGCGGCGATTGGCATGACACATTTGACCCGTGGCCTTCGGCCTGTCGCGGTCACTGGCGCGAGACGACGCGCTCCGGCTCGGACCTTCCGGCCCCGGCAATTATCCGCGACGAAATGGCCCCGGTTAGGGGCATGGCGGACGGCAAGACTTACGACTCGAAAAGCTCGCTGCGCGCCTCGTATCGGGCGCACGGGATGCGCGAGATGGGGAATGACGCGCCCTCGGCGCCGACGGGTCCGGCGCGAGAGAAGATCACTTGCGACGAAATCGGCGAGGCAATCGCCAAGGTGAAGCAGGGATACAAGCCGCAAGTCCCGATCGAGCAAGACACGGGCGACGATCTCGCCTGGGCGGACGCCGCCGCGTAAAGCCGAAATGTAGAGGACCGCCCTTTTTAGCCAGCGCCCGAATCTGCATTTGCTTCAATTCCCCTCCGCGCCCGATCAGAAGGGCGCACAACCTCCCGAGAAAACATGACTGTCGAACTCGACGGCGTTTCCGCCGACGCTACCGCTTTGCCTGATGCCGGCCCCGCTGCGGCTCCCGCCGCTCCCGAGGCGGCGCCGCAATCCGAGCTCACGACGCGCGATATCATCCGCGCGGCGGTCGAAAGGCAGAAAGCCGGCGAGGATAGCCCTGCGGAACCCGCCCCAAGGTCGGACGGGCGCGCCGCTGATGGGCGTTTTGCGCCGGCTGCTACGCATGGGGCGGACGGGAAGCCTTTGGCGCCTGGCGCGGCCCCCGCCGTCGATCCCAACGCGCCCCCGGTCGACGCGGCTCCTGGCGTTGGTCGCAACGGCGGACCTCCGCTCAATGCGCCCGGCTATCTCTCGCCGGAAAGTAAAGCCGTTTGGGCCGCGCTGCCTCCGCATGTGCAAGCCGATCTGGTCAAGCGCGAGCAAGCCGTGTCGGACGGTTTTAGACAATACGAGGGCCTCGGCTCCTACGCCAAGATGGCGAAGGAGAGCGGGACGAATCTCGCGACCGCTTTCAAGAATTACGCCGAAATGGACGCCGGCCTGGGCCGAGATTTCAACACGGGCGTCGAGTCCATCTGCAAATGGTATGGCAAGGACCCGCGCGAGCTTGCGGTCGCCATCGCCACGAAATACGGGCTTATCAAGGGGCAGGCCCCGGCGCTCGCGCCGCTCCCGAAGACGATCGACGAAGACGCGCTGGTCGAACGCGCCGCGCAACGAATTCGCGATGAGCACGCTTCGCGACAAGTCGACGAGTCGCTTTCGAGCTTCAAGGCGGACGCGGCAAATCGCTATTACGAAAACGTCCGCGAGCATATGGCTTCCCTCATAGAAGCCGGCCACGCGGAAACGCTCAAGGACGCGTACGATATGGCGTGCTGGGCTCGCCCCGATATTCGCGCGCTGTTGCTCAAACAACAGGCCGCGCCCGCTCCCTCTCCTAATGCAGCCCCGGCCCTCAAAGCCGCAGCCGCCGCGAAACACGTCCTCGGGGCTCCCCGCGCTGGTCTCACGCCTGCCGCTAAGCCGCACGACGAAAACGCCACCCTTCGCGACACGATCCGCAACGCTGTCGTAGCGCAACGCGCAGTCGGTCGCGCCTAATCCCTCATTCCGCAAGGATCAATCATCATGGCTTCCCCTCTCGTCGTATCCGTGGATTGGGGCGATGTGGTTACTACCACGCTCGAAAATCGCTCCAAGAAGCTCGCGGACAATATCTCGAACAACAATGCGCTGCTCTATCGCCTTCGCACCAAGGGAAAACAGAAGTTTTTCGACGGCGGGCGCGAGATTATGCAAGAGCTCCGCTACGCGCAAAACCAGACATTCATGTGGTATTCGGGCTATGAATTCCTGAACGTGTCGCTCAACGACACGATGACGGCGGCCCGCTTCCCGCTCAAGCAGGCGTCGATCGCGGTCACGCTGTCCGGCCTGGAAGAGCTTCAGAACGCCAGCGAAGAAGCGATGATCGACCTTATCGAGGCGCGGGTCGATACGGCCGAAGACACGTTCTGGAACGCGATGAGCGCGGGCGTCTACTCGGACGGCACGGGCTACGGCGGGAAGCAGATTGGCGGCCTGTCGCTGCTGGTGTCCAAGGTTCCGACCTCGGGCGTTGTCGGCGGCATTGACCGTTCGGCGCAAGTCTGGTGGCGCAACGTCGCCAACAACGCCAACACCGACTCGCGCGGCGTCGTCACGGCGGCGAATATTCAGTCCTACATGAACTCGAACACCATCGCGCTCAAGCGCAACAGCGACGGCGTCAACTTGATCGTGGCGGACTCGAATTATTACACGGCCTATCTGACTTCGCTCCAGGCGATTCAGCGCATCACGTCCGACGACAAGATGGCTGGGGCAGGCTTCACGGCTCTGGAGTATTTCGGCGCGGGCAAGCGCTGCCCGGTGGTGCTCGACGGCGGCAAAAACGGCCAGATTTCGGCGAACACCATGTATTTCCTTAACGAAGATTATTTGCAGTATCGGCCGCACGCGCGCCGGAACTTTAAGGTCATCGGCAAGGATCGGTCGAACGTCAATCAGGATGCCATCGTTAGGATTATGGCCTGGGCGGGCAACCTCACGTGCTTGAATTCCTCGCTGCAAGGTGTCCTCTGGCAGTAATCGCGAAGTAACCGGGCGCGCCTCGTCTTTCGACCTGGTGCGCCTGGCGCGGCGTCTTCGCTTCCTCAATTCTTGAAGGTCAACAATCATGACTATCGCAACCAAACAATACGAAGGCATTGGCGCGCGCCTTTACCTTCCCGAAGGCCCCTACGGCACGGCGGGGCAGACTCCACTCCCTGGCTTTCTTCCCGGCACGGAGGTCAGCGGCGACCGCGAGTCGGAATTCGTCTTTCTGTTCCTGACGGTCGTTGGCGCCCTTACGCTCAATCAGGGCGACGTGCTGGTGTGGGACAACTCTTTTCAGGCTGTCCAGTCTCAAACCGGCTCGGGGGTTCACCCGTTCGGCGCCAGCGTCGGCACGTTCTTCCTGGGTGGCCAGTTGGACACGATCGAGGAATTCGCCTCTGGCGGCCTGTGGTCTTACACCTTCCCGACGCCAGGCGTTTATGGAATCTGGGTCCAGCGCGCGGGCGTGTCGCTCATGAATATTGCGACCGTCAACGCTCAGACGAAGCCCATCAACACGACGGCCGTTAATTCTCAGGTCAACGCGCCTTCCTCGGCGCTGTCGGGCTCGATGGGAATCACGGGCGCCTTCCCCGCGCCGACGTCTTGGACCTTCACTGGAACAACCGCTATCGGCTCCGTGAACCTAACGGCGGTGTCTCAGGCGAAGGGCCTCGTGATCGGCCAGACGCTTTCCGGCACGGGAATTCCGAACGGCTCCTACGTCAAGGATATTCAGGGCTCGGTTATCGTGTCGTCGCTCCCGGCGACGGCGGCCGGCACGGTGACAATCACGGCGGCGAACAATTCGACCTGGGGCGCCACGACGAACGGCTCCCCGGCGTTGACCAACGTCCCGAATATCCCCGGAATTTACCCGAACCAGACGCTGTCCGGAACGGGTATCTCCGGAACGATCCTTTCAATCACGGGCGCGCCCGGCAATTACACGCTCAATATGAGCGCGAACGCCTCGGCCACGGCGGCGAGCATCAACTTCACCACGACGATCTATGTCGAGGCGTTGCTTCGCTGGCCGCAAATCACCGTCCAGAACTAATCCGGATTGGCGGGCCTGTCCCTCGCCTCTTAGCGGCTCGCGCTGCTCCCGCCCGGACCCGTGAAACGGCCCGGGCGGCCCTTTTCTCACGCGCAAGGCGCTTAAAATGGATGATATTTCTCAGATTGCGGTCGGTGATCCCACGGCGAGCGTCGATGAATGGGGAACGGTTGATTACGGCCAGATGAACAAGGGCGTAACCCCGATCTTCTCGGCGATCCCGGTCAAGGACGAAAAGGCGACGGAGGAAACCGGGAAGGCGACATATCGCGAATTTGAGATTGTCCAGATTCGCGTCGCCGGCGATATGAACAGCGTCGCGGCGCATCCGGTCGATGCCGCGATTAAAGAGCGCTTCGCAGCGCAGTATGAAAAGTGGAAAAACGGCCGCGTCGCGCGCACGATCGACGGGACGCCGTTGAAGCAGTGGCCGCTTCTATCCCCGATCCAGATTGCCGAATTCGACTCGCTCGGGATTTACTCGGTCGAACACGTCGCCGGCCTCTCAGACCATCTCGTGACAAAAAT